GAGAGAACGCGCTCCGACTGATAGACACAAACAATCCATCAAACTTTTACTTTGCGGAATGGTCGCCACCGCCGACAATAGATCCGATGCAAGAATCTTCTTGGTCGTGGGGGAACCCAGCTCTTGAACACACTCTGACGATGGACACTTTGCGCGCGGAATCTAAAGATCCTGACCGCTCAAACTTCCTACGGTCGTCGCTCAATATGTGGATCGCTTCAACCCAGTCGTGGATTCAGACGCATCTCTGGCCCGATCTGGAGTACGAAGGCCCGATCCCTTCTGGCGGCGTGATCTCGGTAGAAGCATCTATGGATGAGTCTCGCTATTTTGCGACTAAGTCGGTTGCGCTTGGTGACGGTCGGACTTGTGTCTCGGTCGCCTTTACTGCCGAGACCGCTAAAGAATTGTGGGCGCATGTCGCAGCTTTGGCGGCGGATCCTGCGATCAAGTTTATCTTCTCGCCCACGATTGACGCACACTGTCCGCCAGTCTTTGAGCGTCGGCGCGTCGTAATGGGATATAAAGAAATACTGCAATACACCCCCATAGTAAGAAACATGATAAGTGAAGGTCGTATTGTGCACACTGGCGAAGCGATGCTTGCCGAGCATGTCTGTCGCGCGGTGATGGTACGGACTCAAGGATCTATCGCAGTCTCTTCACAGAAGTCCGCCGGGCCGATCGAGTTATGCCGGACGATGATCTGGGGAGCAGCTGCCGCAGCGCGTCCAGCGAACTCTCAAAAGCCTTCCATGATCTTGATTGCAAACTAGAGTCATCTTGGCACTCGTCCGCTTTCTTGCCTGTCGTCGGGATACCGCGAGTCACTGGGCGAGTGCCACCATAAACCGCGCTTATTGTGGCAATATGTGATATGGCTCTCTTCTCAAAATCCCGTGAACTTACTGCTACGACTGAACCTTCTGTCAAAGCGGCGGTAGGTGCATCGTCCTATTCGCCTTTGCGCTCTTTCGTATCTTGGACAAACGGAACTCGTCGCGCCCGTTCAATGACGCTCCCAGTGATCGCACGCGGTCGAGACCTGATTTGCAACACAATCGCAGGAATGAAGCTTGAGATGTACCGCGAAATGTGGAACGGCGAAGAGATGGAAGAAGTTCCACTTGCTCCTCGATCGTGGCTTTCCAGAATTGACCAAAGCGTCCCAAACCAGTTCATACTTTCTTACACGGTCGATGATTTAATTTTTGAGGGCAGAGCTTTTTGGCTGGTGGAAAGTAGGACGGCTGATCAATATCCAAGTTCTTTCACGCGTCTACCTGCCGCAATGGTGCAGACACTTGACCAGCAAGGCGAAGTGTTCTTTGGCCCATCAAAGCAAGTTGTCTTCAACGGCATACAACTTGATCCGCGTGATCTCATTCAATTCATCTCACCAATGCAATCATTGAACTCGACTGGGGCGCGCGCTGTAGAGATCGCACTCCGCGTAGAAGACAGCAGGCTCCGAGCAAGCCAGTCAGTTTTGCCTTCGGGATATTTGCGGCAGACCGGAGGGGAACCCCTTTCATCGCAGGAGCTCTCGGACTTGGCTGCACAATTCAATCTTGCGCGCACCTCTGGAAATAACACTGCGGCTTTAAACGAATTTTTGGAATATGTACCCACTACGGCGACTCCGGATAAAATGCTCATGATCGAGTCCGCAGATTATTCGGCCCGTGACCTCGGCAGGATTTTGGGAGTCCCTAGCTACCTTCTTTCCGTATCGATTGGCGCGTACAGTTACCAGTCATCCCAGCAGTCGCGCATTGATCTTTGGACTTACGCTTGCAAAGCTCTCGCAGACTGCATTACCGAAACACTCTCATCCGACAATGTGCTCCCACGCGGAACCTATGTCTGCTTTGACACAGAAAAGTTTTTAGCAGAGGCTTACATGGACACCGAGAGCGACGACCGAATGAACGAAACAGATATCCCACTAGACGCACTTATAGAAAACTAGGATTCAACCATGATCAGACTTACGACCGAAACTTTTACGATTGATGCCGCCGAAGGCGAAACACCGCGCCGCACGATTTCGGGAATTGCGGTCAGATATAACACTCCTGCAAAAGTGATGGATGGGACGATGGTGGCTTTTGCTCCCGGATCTCTTCCAGTGGACGGACGCGCACCGACTCTTATGATGTATCACCAATCCGACAAGGTAATTGGCACAGTAACCGAGCGCGTAGAAACGCCCGAAGGAATGCTCTTTGTTGCAAAGGTGTCGGACACTTTGCTCGGCTCGGAGGCTTTGGTGCTTGCCAGCGATGGCGCGCTTCCCGAAGTCTCGGTTGGCGTGGAACCCCTGAAGTTTAAGTACGACAAAGAAGGCACAATGATCGTTACCTCGGCATCTTGGAGCGAGCTGTCACTGGTAGCGCGCGGAGCCTTTGACGCCCCGATCCAGCAAGTCGCGGCATCCACACCCGAAGAAGAAGAACCAACTACTATTCAAGAAGAACCTCAACAGGAGACAGAAACCATGAACGAAACAATCGAAGCCCCAGCAATCATCGAAGCATCAAAGGCAACTCAAACAATCTTTGCAACTGCAAAGGGCGACTTCAAAATGCCATCAGCGGGAGAATGGATTGCAGCACAATTCGCAGGTGGCGCAGTCGCAGCCGAGTTCAACGCTCGTCTTCGCGCAGCTGCACCATCAGTCACAACGGCTGATCTTGACGGCATCATGCCAACTCCAATCGTGGCTCCTATCTATTCTGGGATTCAAGGCTTGCGTCCAGTTGTCGATGCAATCGGTGTACGCGCAATGCCACAAGGCGGAAAAATCTTTATCGTTCCAAAGATCACAACGCATACTTCAATCGGTGGGCCTGAAACACAGAACGCAACAATCACCGCTGGACAGTTCATTGTCGATGACATCCAAGTCACAAAGGCAATCTACGGTGGCTATGTTCAGTTGTCAGAAGCCTCAATCGATTGGTCAGATCCAGAAGTTCTTGGCGCACTGCTCGAAGACCTTGCGAAGAAATACGCATTGTTTACCGACGATGTCGCAGCAGACGCATTGAAGACTGGCACAGTTCAGACCACCGGCAATGTCGCACCGACTGATCCTGCTGACTGGGTCGCGAAGGTTTACGCTTGCGCGAACACTATCTTGGCTAATGGCAACTACCTTCCAGATCATCTCTTTGTTTCTGGCGATGTATTCGCACAACTCGGATCACTTGCAGACACATCAGATCGTCCTTTGTTCCCACAGGTCGGGCCAATGAACGCATTCGGCACAATGAACCCGGGCTCACGCGATGCAACAGTCTTCGGACTTCGTCTTGTAGTTGATACAAATTTTGCGGCAAAAACAACGATTGTGGGCGCAGCTGCGACTGGAGCTTTTCGTTGTTATGAGCAGCAAAAGGGTGCAATTGTTGCCGACATCGGCGCAGGAGCCTCAACACTTTCTCGTGATGTTGCCTTCCGAGGTTACTTTGCGCCGAAGATGATTGACGCCAACCAATTCATGCTGATCCCTCAGGCGTAAGCCCGAGACAGGAAAGGTAAGCCAAGATTATGGCTGCCTACACGGTCACACATAAACAGCTCACCGATAACTACGCGGTCTTACAACTTCTTACAGAAGCAGAGATTGAAGTTGGTGCAAGCGTTGTCATCACGAATGTCGATGCCACTTTTAACGGGACTTACATTGTCTATTTTTTGCCCCAGTATGCGTTTATGGGCGTGGACGATGAAGGCGATCTTCTCTTTGATCCTGCGATAAGTATTCCGAATCAGGTGCTCTACGCAAAGACCGCTTCTAATGTCGCGCGCACTGCCGCTTCTGGCACGCTAACAATTACCCAGACTTGCACTTGGGTCACTTCAGCGATGCTTGAGGACTGGCTCGGTATTGGTACAGCGACCGCAGCTGACGCCGCATTCCTCACTATCTGCGCTTCGGCATGCTCACAATTCGCGTGGCGTCGCAGAATGGAAGCAGGCTATATCGATTCCTTGACAACCGTTCCCTCACAAGATGTCCTACTTGGGACGCAGATGTACGGTGGCGCGCTGTACCGCCAACGCGGATCAGTAGATCAATTTGCTTCATTCCAAAATATGGGAGTAACTCCAGTCTCGGGTCTGAACGGAATGATCCGACAACTCCTCGGGATTGATCGTCCGCAGGTCGCCTAATGGCTGTACCTAATTACACGGATCTTTTCAACGAAGGCTTTGACGATCTAGTTACAAAGCTTTCAACGGTAGTAGGGCTCCAAATAAATAATGATCCGCGCAATATCACGCCGCCTTCCTGCTTTGTAAATATCGACTCCATAGACGGATATAACTACAATGTCGCCAAGTTGAACTTTACTTTGCAGATCAT